CTACTACCATGCGAAATGAAGAAGATCCTCGGTGGAACTCTAGGTGGCCATCACCCCCGGTTATCCTTAAAGGTGAGGAACCGGAGATCATTAATGCTGATGGTCAGAAATTGCTTCGTGTGTTGATAGCTATGAATTTTCTTCATATGAATGATGCCACGCGCGCCATGCTACGTGATAGATATCCTGAAGCCTACGCGCGGTTATTAGAGGCACAATATAATGATGCTGAACAAAAACTTGTTACTCTGTTAATGCGGGAGTGACACCATGGGCGCGAATATCTGGTTTTGGATTATCTACGTACTTACACTTGTCTTTGGTGTATGGGGCTTGAATCCATGGCGCCCTGCTGGTCAACCATGGGCACCGTTCGGTGGATGGTTTGTTTTATTTCTTCTTACCGGGATACTAGGGCTATCGGTCTACGGATCACCAATTAGGTAATCATGCCTTCTGTCCCTTATTCTGTTGTTGGAACGACACCCGGCAACGCTCTTCAAGAGCTGCTGGTAGCTCCGGATATTATTCCCGGGGATGTAATTTCATATCAGACATGTAAAGAAATCTACCTCTATCATCCGCTTGGTGCACGTATTACCGAAGGTCCTGTATCTCTTGCACTTGCTCAAAAACGCAACATCAAGGTTCCTGACAGCCCTGCTGAATTTTGTGTGAGTGCTTTTGAAAATGAGTGGAAAAACATTGGTGGTGATTTTCTTGTTCATAATCTTCTTACTGTCAGTCGCATTTATGGGGTTGCATCTATCGCAGTCTTGGTAGATGGGTTAAAGAGCAATGAGCCGATTGACTATTGGGATCTACCTGATCTTAATCTTAGCTTTAATATATTGGACCCTCTTAATACATCTGGTTCTCTCGTTCTTAACCAAAATCCCAATGCTATGGACTTCATGAAGTATCAACAAATTGCTGTATCTGGTACAGCGTACCACCCTTCTCGCTCTGTGACTGTCACCAATGAAAAGCCCATATACCTTGGCTATACTACTTCTGCTTTTGGCTTTGTCGGTCGTAGTGCTTATCAGCGTGCTTTTTATCCGCTCAAATCATACATCAAATCCCTCATTGCCGATGATCTTGTCGAAACCAAGGTTGGCGTACTCGTTGCCAAGATTAAGCAACCCGGCAACTTCGTCGACAATATCATGGCATGGGCCAATTCTTTTAAGCGGTCCATCGTCAAAGAAGCAGAAACCGGCAACGTAATCAATATCACACCGGAAGAAGAAATTGAATCTCTCAACATGCAAAACCTAGAAGGTCCGCATGTTCTGGCTCGTCGTAATATACTCGAGAATATCTCTAATGCGGTTGATATGCCCGTAAAACTCCTCACCCAAGAGTCTTTCGCCGAGGGGTTTGGGGAAGGTTCGGAAGACGCGAAAGCGGTTGCTCGCTATATAGACCGACTCCGGGAGACCATGGACCCGGTATACCGGTTCTTAGATCGTATAGTTATGCACCGGGCTTGGACTCCGGCCTTCTTTAAGTCGCTGCGTAAGAAATACCCGGAAAAATACAGGAGTATGACATACCGGGAAGCTTTTTACGAATGGACGAACTGCTATACGGCTGTGTGGCCTTCATACTTGCGCGAGCCTGATTCCGACCAAGTTAAGGTCGATGACACTAAAATGAAAGCTGCAATCAGTATTTATCAGATTTTGGAAATTGGTTTTGACCCAGAGAACAAGGCGCGGCTTATTCAATGGATTGCTGATGCAGTTACGAATAACAAGCTTCTATATTCCAGCCCATTAGAGTTGGATTATAAGGTGTTGGTTGAACACCTTAAAAAAGAACATGATATGGTACAGCAATCGCGTGAACAGGCATTGCAAGCTGGTGGTGAAGGTAGTGATGAGATAGAACCAGCGACACCGAGTCTGCCGAAGGTGAAGATGGCAAGAGCTGATACCGCTGTAGTCAAGTTGATAGAGCATATTAAAAATGCCACAGCGAAGTAAAGTTGTCAGTGCGCTTAGGTTCATTAATAAGAATCCAAAGGTGCCGGAAAAAGGTATCAAGTACATTGGGCGCAAGCTACAAGAAACTGAGGAAGAGCCTTGGCAAACGCAGAAGTATTTAAAATCAGCATATCAGTATTTGCAAAGGCAATCTAAAGGATCACCGATATTAAAGAATATTCGACGCTTGAGTACTGCAATTGGTAAACCTGGAAGATAAGGTATGGCTCTAATTCCTGGGGTAGCTACGTCTTTAATCTATGGAGTAGCTATGCCTTTAGCCGCTGGCAAGTCCAAAGAAACTGTTAGTAAGAATATATCTGAATTGCGACATTCTGGACGTCCGCAAGAACAAGCTGTAGCAATAGCTATGAAGACTGCTGGCAAGTCTAAAAGCGACGATAATCAAAAAATGGGGTTTACGAGCGAAGGGGCCAAGAAGATATCAGAGATGTGCGACGCCCTTAGTGCTCGTATGGATGCCTTTGAAAAGCGCAAGGCGCAGAGTCAACCGGTAGATGTTAAGCCTAGGACCAAAGATGGGATGCAACCGAGCAACCCGCACCCTAAGGAACCTGGTGGTTAATGACCGTTGCGGCAGGTATTCTATTCAGGGCACAATCTGGCCGCATCTTGTTGTGCCGTCGTGTTGATGGATTGGGGTGGTGTATCCCTGGTGGTGGTCAAAAGGAAGGTGAGTCTTTAGAAAACTGTGCGGTAAGAGAATGCGTAGAAGAAACTGGTTACAACCCCGGCCACGTAGGAAAGTTGCTTTGTCGAAGAATTAAAGACGGTGTGGATTATACGACTTATCTGCATAATTGTCCAGATGAATTTGTACCTAAATTGAACCATGAGCATGATTCTCATGTTTGGCTGCACCCTGAACATGCAGAAACAACACAGATACATCCTGGTCTTCGTATTGCCTTGCGCAAGCTACACGGTATGAATGAACTGGAAATAGCTGAGGCCATACGGGATCAAGAACTTACTTCACCACAGTTTGTTGAACATGTATGTTTACTTGATATGCGTATTAGTGGAACTGGTTTCAGCTATCGCCCTAAGCTTGATGAGTGGGTATTTCGACGTGAAAGTATTTATCTTACACCTGAGTTTTTACGGCGTTGTAATGGGCTCCCTATTATCTGGCAGCATCCAGGTTCACAGATTCTTAATTCTGATGAATTCTCTAAGCGGGTTGTAGGGACGATGTTTGTGCCGTATATCAAAGGTGATGATGTTTGGGGAATAGCTAAGATTTATGATGCTGCTGCTGCTCATGCCATCTTATCAGAAGATATGTCAACATCACCTAGTGTGGTGTTTCGTGATCCTAAAGTTAATTATAACATTGAAATGGGTGATGGTAGTACTCTGCTGGTTGAAGGTAATCCCAGCTTTGTAGATCATCTGGCTATTTGTGAAAAGGGTGTTTGGGATAAGAGCGGCCCTGCCAGCGGTATTCGCGTTGACTCCGAAACGTCAACCGGTGAAGCGCGTGAAATGGCGGTTACTGCAAAGCTGGATCAGCTTCCTGAGCCCAGTGCTGCACTTGTTGGAACAGGTGTAGAACCTACAGAAAATATGCCGACCATCCCACCCGGCATTAATGACTTGGCGGTGGGGCTGAGTGCATTAGCGTCTAGGCTCGATAAGTTTGTATCGAGACGAGATCTAATGGTGCGTTAAAATTGTCGCTGCTAACTAAAAGGAGTTGATCATGCCAGCAGCTAATGTCAGCAGCGATAATCTCATCGCTGACGCCATCGCGAAGATGGATGCGATTGTCAAGCGCATGGATGCGCTTGAGACTGGTGAGGGGTCTAAGAACCCTGTCACCAAGGGAGATGACGACGATGATAAGAAGTCGAAACGCGACGATGCAAAGTCGAAGGCCGACGACGATGACGATGACGATGATAAGAAGGCCGATACAACGGCCGTCAAGAATAAAATCCTCGACGATGCGGCGGGAAGTAAGAAAAAGTCAGATGCTTCTGAAGTACCTCCGCCGCCTTTGAAGAAAGACTCTAAGAAGGCCGATGCTAAAAAGTCCGACGATGGCGAGCTTGAAATCAAGCACGAGCCTGAGAAAAAGGGTGATAGTAAGAAGACTGACGCAGCCAAGAAGGCTGATGATGACGATGATGACGATGACGATGATGATAAAAAAGACGATGCATTGACTATGAAGACTCGGTCATTGCATAAGGATGATGATGACGATGATAAGAAGGATGATGCTGTGGCCAAGGCAGACGATATCGGCGACTTGAAGCAGCAACTGCTCAGTCAGGCCGCAATTATTGCCAAGTTGCAGTCAATGATGAAGCCTCGGTCCGATGATGAGCACGCAGCGTTTGCTGATGCTCAGGCTAAAGCCGATGCTGTTTTCCAGGGCTTTGGGAAACACGCTCCTCGGCCCTTGGAGGGTGAAGATGTAATGGATTATCGCAAGCGGTTGGCAAAGGACCTAAAGATCCATTCGCCAAGGTGGAGCAAGACTAAGTTTTCTCGGATGGACGATGAAACTTTCGGCCAGATCGAAGAACAGGTCTATGCAGACGCGACGACTGCTGCTGCCAACCCGGTAGATCTGGAGGCAGGTGAACTACGTATGGTCACTAAGGTTGATCCTGCGACCGGTATGCGTTCTAACGTCTTCTATGGCAAAGAATCGTTTGTCAAGCAGATGGGTCGTCCGGGTCGCAGAGTAGCTGCCTTTCGTACCTTGTCTTCGGTCTAATCGCGCTAGTCTGCGCCTGAAAAGAGGGACTCCCAATGGCTGTCGCTAACATCCAATTCAACCCGTACATTCAGACCACTGCGGCTGGAATGTTCACCATCGAGTCAGATGGTTTCATTGTGGGGACGGCAATGCCGGATCCTTCAGCTCGCTTCGCACTTTCGGGTGGCACTCTAGCCGCAGCGGAAACTATTCCGATGTTTGGTGGTGTTGCCATCTCGGAAAATATTCCGTATGAACCAAGTGCGACACCTCGCCCGGTTGTTCCGCTGGGTGGCATCATCGCGCGCGCAACGACATATGCGAACCTTACCGGGTTCAGTGTATTCGATCAAAACTTTGCGGCGGTGAATACACCTCAATCACCGGTTCCTACAGTTGGGAATGGTGGTTTGGTGAATTTCTATCGCCTTGGTTCTGGTATCCGTGTAGCGTTGCAAATTGATCCTACACTGATAACGCTGGAAGGCGGTCTTATCAACGCACAAGTTTCATGGGACTTTACTAACAATAAAATCATCGCTTTTTCTACTACTGCTTTGGCGGTGAAAATCCTTGCTATCAAGGCAACAGGGTGTATGGTTCCATCTTACTCGGCTGGAACTGGGTTGACAACTTGGGCGTACAATGGAGCAGCGGCACTCTGCTTGCTGTAATCTATCACAAGGCCGGGGCCTCCCTGGGCCTAATATAGGAGAATAACCATGGTTGCGATTTCCCCGGCATTTGTGCAGGTTCATCCATCTTATATGATGCCTGATACACTGATGCCATATTCTCAGGCGTCTGGTGCATT